ATTTGGCTTGGTAAGGAGCTATAATGGTATCTAAGTCTTCTGAAAATAACGTTAATTGTTTTTGAGTCTGTAAAGGTATATCACTTTGTTTAAGGTATGAAAAATCATTGATGGGTATGCGAGGAATTTCTTTCCAGAACCCTACCTTAGCTAAAATGTTTGGAGATTCTACCTCGTCTACCACCTTTTTGGTTTTAGTGTTGTATGCAACTGTTTGTCCTCCATCTAACTGATAAAGGTTTATTGTTTTTATAGCGTCCGGCAAATCTTTATATTGAAGTTTATATTCAAACGCTTTTCCCGTTGGTGGTTCATACTGAAAAAACAACCCTTCTCCGAGAGGATGTTGGCGGTTGGTTACGATAAAGGAGTCTCTTCCGAATATAGCGGCTATTGTCAGCTGTCTTTTTCTTTTTCTTATCTTACTATCGTATACTGATGCCACGGCACCGAGTTGAGCAGTATAAGATTGCACTATCGCGTCTGTAGCCCCATACCCGTTGGCTAAAATCTCTGCAATATAGCCTGATACCTGCGTCATATGGGATTGTTTATCATCCTCAAACTGTTGAAGAACATCATCATATAACTGAAATGATTCCACGCGGGGGTTTTCTTCTTGATAAGGAACGTTTAAATCAAAGATAGTGTTAACTGTGCTTTCCCCGTCTTCTTCGGTAAACGATAATCCTCGACCCCCGCGGTTTGAAGGGTACTGTAAGTTCCACATATCCGCCGAGACAGGGTAAGGAATAACATCGGGGACGTCTCCGCTACGTGAATCATAGTACAAACCATCTTTGGACAACACAAATCTTTCGTTAGTGGATATGGGAGGTCCAAAATCCAAATCAAAGACGGGCTGAACATCCTCAAACACTCCTGATGCTTGGGCAGTTAACGTTTGAATTAGTTTTTGGTTTTCTATATAAGGAGCGATTACCTGAGATTGAATATATTTTTCATTGGCGGCAGCTGCCACCTCAACTTTTTGAGCTATAGAAGGCGGTAAACTTTGTGTATCCAAAGCTTGAATATTAAGCTGAGGATTTGGTAGTTCGCCAGTAGCTCTTTTTTCTAATATTTCCGTTGCTGTATCAATTGTATTGGTAAGTTCATCAACTTCCACCTGCAAATTAGAACTTTTTTGTTGAAGAGCAGCTAATTTTTGTACGACTAAGACGCCCAAAGCAACTTTTACCTGAGAACTGAAATAATCATTAATCTCAGAGTTCATATTGTCAACTTGTTCAGACGTAGTTCCTGTAGGGACAGTGCCTGGAACGAATACTGGTGCTCCACTTGGGTTAGTTCCTGAACTATTTAAAAGAGCAGCTCCATTCGCAACATTGTTAGCGGGTTCCAACATGGCTTCCTGCTGTTCTCTAGCGGCGGGAGTCCCTCCATTGGACACAGAAATACGTCCTTGGGTTGGTGTACGTAAGGTGGAAGTGCCTTGGAGCTTGGACATTTTAGCATTCGTCGCTCCAAGCTCTACATTTTTCTCTTCACGGTCCACTGTCATCGCATTAACTAACGAAGTTAAAGCGTTGGTCGGAATCAAGTTCAGAGAGTCGGGTGAAAAGATAACCATTCGTCTGTTTTATTTAGGTGAGAGTGCCATATAGCCAAAATCCAGGAAACTGTCTATTTGTTTTAATTTTTTTCGTCGATTCTGTAACTGTGGACTCATGAGCGTAAACTCTTAAAACAAGATACTGTCCACGTTTTATAGGAGGAGGAACGACATTTTCTAATACGTTTTGCCCATCCCCGTCACGCACCGTGCTTTGGGAAGCATAATACCGCGCATATTTTACGATGAATTCATCTTCACTTTCAGGTCTCCCCTCAGTTTTAAGGATGACTGAGTACATGAATTTAGTCGTTTCCCCTGTGTAGGGATAGGCACCCATTGTACCTAAACTTTTTAACGTAAAGGATGTGCCTGCAAATAAATTAGTGAAAGGAGGGGTTAATAGCGTGGTAGAGGTGTTGCGTAAATCTAACAGAGTAATGTCTTGGTCAGTTGGAAAAGCTTCCGATTCCACAACCAAATCATTAAGGCTAATCTTGTCATAATACTGGCTGGAAGTGTTAAGTTCCTCCCATTCCGTATGAATTTTTAAAACAGGGTTAGGACCCCACTGTTGAGTCCATGCATTATAGCGGGTGGTATTCCCTAACGTATTTGACGGCAAATTATTATCTAACGTTGCATCGCGCAGTTTAAATTTAAGAGATTCGTAAGGACCTACCACGTATTTATAATCTAAATGAAAATCATTAATGAGAGTTTTTTGGGTAGCGGGACCAAACGAATTTACAAGTGGAGTATTTACGTTGGGATTTCTGTAGTCGAGCGACGACAAAGCGAAAAAGTTTTGTGTAAGATTATTTGCTTTTTTAGAGGCGATGAATATCACTGACCACACTTGCTCGAAGGATAAGGTGTACGCACCGACAGAACTCGGCGTTATGTCATTCACATCCCATACCGGTGAGATACGAAACCCTTTAAATATTTTAGGGCTCGGAGGAAACGACCCGTCATCTTTAGGAGAGTTATTGTTGTACAAAATCACAGACCCTTCATCTAAAGAATAAGATTCCGCATAAGGTAAAGTAGTTCCGGTGTCCGTAGGTCTATCCCCTGGGTAGAATACAATAGAACTTCCGTAAATTTCTTTAGTTATAGTGTTCATGCGTCCATCCCCGGTTTAGATGTAGGTCTCCCTTCGTTTCCATAATGGCGATGTTGAGTTAATGATACCCCAGCGATACTTACATCACCTCCTCCCCCGTTCAAGTTTACAGTAGGAGCGTCGATATTGATAGCATTAGGGGTTAATTCTATTGTACAGCTACCGCACTCTAACTTAATGTTTTTATAACCGCGAACTACGACATTACCGTCCAACGCTTCTATACTAATATCTCCTTGCCCAGCATTCTCTAACTCAATGTCGTCTTTACTACCTGGACCAATAGTATGGGAAATACCTCCTTTAGCGCTATACGTTTCAATATCCCCTTTAGCATTCACTTTAATAGAATCATCGCTCGTTCCTGCGTAACCTGTGGTTACAATTTGCATTCCGTTTTTATTCTCGTCAGCCAAAGTAATCATATCTCCCCCCGCTTCTGCTGGGGCATCGCTTAAAATCAAGCGTTTGTTTCCAGCACTCTTTAATTTTATCTCATTTATTTGACGTTCGGGGGTATTTTTATCACTGAGTGTTACGCTATGACCAGCCGGATGTTTTAAAACAAACGAATCGGGCAAATCATTGTCTCTATAGACGTCATTTTCGTCCGGTATACCATAAGAAATGGTGGGGTCGTTAGGGATAGGCTCTCCGTTATCAAGAACTTCATTTTTAGTAAGCTGTTCTCCCTGACCTTTGATGTAAGGCTGTACTTTTGTATTAGGTAAAGCGTCTTGTCCGGCTGCATAAAGACATCCGAACCAAAAATTTTGTGTAGCTGGGTCAGCGTAAGGAACTTTTCCTATAATTACTGTAGCTCCAATACCGGGAAGCGCAAAAAAACCATACCCTGCCCCTCCTACGGGAGAAACATAATCACAGGTCTGTGGACCTTCCGGAAAAGCGGGGGATGCAACAAGTAATCTTCCTGCTCTTTGTTCATCTAAACATTGAATAACGGTACCAAACGCAAAAAAACCATTACCTGGACTAATTTCAGCAGCAACTTCCTCTTGTACCGGAGTTTCCGTTCCAAAAGGAGCCATACTGTCTAACATTGCACGTGCTAGAGTGGCTTCATCACCCATCGCGTCGATTGCTTTACGTAAATTAGTCATTATCTATAATCCCTCACCTCATTTATATTTACCTTGGTATCCCTCACTAATGAAAGCTCGGTCAAAAACCCTTGGCTAGGATTGATACGGTGCTTGAATCCAATTATTTGATAAGCTCCGCTCAACCAATGTAGTTCTCCAGACGCTAAACGTGGGTCATAAAATTTAAAAAATATTCGTCTTGTAAGGAACTCAGACCCTGGTTCATCAATCTCAGGTATTCCTAAAGTTGTTAAAGTAATGTTAAACACTTCTTGACCCATAGCCTTATTAAAGTTGAATTTAATGTCTTGCATTTTATCAACACGGTCTTTTTCAGAAATACGAGCCCTGATAGAATCAAAATCTACGCGGCGTCGAAGAACTTTATTTTTTACTTCTTTGCGTGGTCTTGTATCACCTATCTCAAATACTTCAGTAGTAGTTTCATTATTCTTTCCATCGATATCCGCTTCTGGAAAAATAAGATTAACTAAAGTAGGGTCATCTATCACACTCGCGAGTTTCAGTATATCCTCGGCTGTCTTTTTACCTAAAACATTGGCGAGGTCTTTAGGGTCATCATAAGAATCAATTAACGTAGGTAACATTTTTAAAATATCATCGTTAATAAATGCTGTGGTTTCGCCGTTGCTTACCTGTCCCCCTTCTACTGTGGTAGTATTAATAAACTCTTCACGCTGTTGACGTAGTTTTGCTAACTGAGATTCGTCTTGTTGTACCGTAGCGGAATTTATTTTTTTATCTTCGAGTTGTTTGATTTTAGCTGCAAGGATATTAGAGATAGCGTTAGTTATCATGTCCGAGCTAAACGTCTGCATCC